GCGTGATAGTGAAAAATGGTAGGATGCTCGCAAGCGTGGCGATATGTTCGGCGGCTCGGCTGGGCATCAAGGCGAGTTGATCCGGTGCAAATAGTGTGCAAATAAGGCGAGGCGAGCGGCTGAGAATATGTCTTATATATTCGGAAGCGTTGGGCTTCAAGGGTTTGCGCGTTTTGTGTGGCGTTGTTTGTGTCGTTTGCCGTGTGCTACCAGTGAGGTGAGAATTAAGAACCGATAGGGGGGAATCAGCGATTCTGCGTATCGTTGTAACCTTCTCAGATTCTTTACCCAAAAACCTTTGGGGTCTTATCAGAGCCTTTTTTGAGTCTTTATAAAATCTTAAACAACTTAAAAATTAAGCTATTTACGTCAAAATGTTTACCAAAGTGCATATCAGTTGACGAAATGACTTAATAAAAAATAAACCGTCACCAACCTCGCTTCTGCATACTTCCTACATCCTTATCCACAATATTGTTTAACCTATTGCACCTATTTCAAACACTTACCAAAGTATAAAGCTGACTTACCACCCCATTTGTAGTGAGGGTTGTAGAGCTTAAACCCACAGCTAATCAGGCTGTTGGCACTTGCTAGGTTAAATCCCTTCACATAGGTCACACAATGAGTAAGCCCAAGTTGTTTAGCCATCCTGAGCCTCGCTTTAATCATCTTCTTTTGCGTTCCATGCCCCCTGTAGGACTTTATTACCCCAGCCCTGCTAAAATACCCCAGCCCCTTGTTCTCCTTCTTCTTACAGGCTTTTAGCCCACTAAAGCCAATCGGATTACCAGCCTCGCTATAAGCCAACCACCAAAAAGTATCTTTTAACGATACTGGATGATCCCCAACAAAGCATTTCTTGTCTAATTTAGCAATCACTTGTAAATAACTAAGGCTTTTCTTATCCAGACCTAGATCATCTAAAGGTAAGCTTCCAAGGTAGTCTTTAACACTTTCCTCAATGGAATCAGTAGAAGGAGAAACACATAGTTTAATAGATACATTAGATTTATTATGCATAATATTATTTAGATTATTGAGGATGATGTTGTTGATATTTTGCTTAGAGCAACGTGTTTAACCTACTTCTTAACGACCCCTTTAACTAACACCTTAACCAATTCCTTTTTCAAAGGCAATCTTTAACATCGCTTTAACTCCTTGTTAAGATTGATTTTAAAAGGATGGAAAATCTTGTCAAGCATCTTTCTCAAACAAAGTTCTAAGTAGTTGATGATTAATGATTTGGGTTGTCGTTAATTAAGGGGGTTTTTACAAATGAAGTAACAGGAACTTTTTAAGTTTATGGTATTCAGTAGGGTTAAGATCGTCTTTCCTATTCGGAGCAATCATTCTGTGATCTAGGATGTCGTCAAAAGTAATGGAATACTTCTTTAGGATCGGTCTAAGATACTCCAAACATGAGTATTTCTGTGCTTCAGTAAGGGGCTTTGCATAGGTGTCTTTTTCAAAAGCTAGTCCAACACTGATGCTATTCAGGTCTTTCTTACCCTTCCAGTTAGCCAACCCAGCGTGCCACGTTCTTTTATCAGGTGTCGCCAACACTGTTCTCCTACCGTCTTCAGCAATAATACAATGGTAAGACACCCTTGAAGCACGGTTAAGACACCAAGCCACGCTTCCTTGATAACTGCCGCAAGTGTGGTGAAGGATTACCAACCTCGGTTTGATCGGTTTGGGGGAAACATTGGGAGTGGGTCGGTAGGATTCGCTAAAACCCATCCTCTTTTGATCCACAGAGGGTCTAGGAGCCATTTTTACTGGCTTTGGGGGTGGAGAGAGCGGAATGGGTTCTTTTTGGGGTTTTAGGAGGTTTAGGAGTTTGGTTAGGATATTCATATTACGTTTATTGTTGAGCTTATCCACGTTCTTTCTCGTGGCTTGGTTCCGAAGACATTTTCAGAAAACTTACGCAGTTCTTCATCTAGCTTGGCTTCCTTGGCATCTTCTACGGCTCGGTCTATATCCTGAGCCATTCTTTCTGTCCAGAAGGATACACCAATAGCTAGGGCATCAAGACGGTCATCTTGGGCAAGAGCACCACGATCTTTGGTGATGCGGCTTAACTGATAAAAAAGTTGATAACGAAGTGCCATTTCTGGGGGAAGGTGTTGGTTGTCTCGGTAGTCCCGTTCGATAACCTTTTTGTCCACAATGAGTCTGTGTTGGTTAAGGAGTGGCTCAAGGGTGTCGATAATCCGAAGCTCTTTCTGCTTACTGTGCTTAACTTCCTCTACCGAACAAGGATACACACGACCAAGCACAGGCTTGAGCAGTTGGGTAAACATACCACCACCGTAGTTTTCTTCCACAATGATTTGTGTTACTTTTTGTCGTTTTGCTATAGTAGCTAACGCATTTAAGGTGTCATCAGTGTAGCCACTGTTAAAGCCCCCGCTTTCAGTGAGGAAAAGCATACCGTGGAGGTATTTAAGGACTGCGTAGGCTGTTTCGTCTCTACCCCTACCAGATGGGTCGATTGCCATGATGCTCCCCTCGTAGGGTAGCCAATCCTCCTTACTGACGAACATAGGGCTGTAGTAACGATCTCCACTCATCCCGACACACGGAAGGTCATCAATGACGTAATCAGGACTACCAGCCCACGCAATTTTCTGGGGAGAAAGCTCATGGTTCAGGCTCATCACACAAAGATCAGAAAGCTTGAGCGGGTAACGCTCCATGTCACTGAGACTCGTATCCAACATGAACTGAAGCTGGAAACCACTCTTACCGTAACTGGCTTCACGCTCCATAAGGTCAAGGTCACTAAAGCGTTTTGGGTCAGTAGTTTTGTTATAAATATGGGGGTCTTTTTCTAACAAATCACAGATACGGGGAGCTAGTTTATCGCCATAGCTAACAAGCTTGCTTGGTTCTGGGTAACGTGCAGGCCAAATCCGACAAACATAGCCACGTTCTTGTAGCTTGTTGTAAAGAGATTCTTCACACTGGGGAGTCCCTAGAAACATGATCTTTCCGTCAGGTTTAAGCACAGCTTCAAACTCTTTGACCGATTCAGCAACCCTGTCCCGCATACCTTGGGTCATGGAGTTGTTGGCACTCTCTACGTCATCGGCAATAATCTCGTCAGCACGGCTACCCGTAATCATGCCAGTAATACCCACCGACTTTACGGATGGGCTATGGGAGGCTCCTGCTGGGCCGACATCAAAGGCTATTTTACTACTGCGTTGGTCTTCTGTGGGACGAAGGTGCTGGAGGATTGGAAGCTCATTGATAAGCCGCAGGGTAAAGGTGCTAAAGTCATCGGCACGGCTTTTAGATGCTGAAACAACCAAGAACTTCTTATCAGGGTTTAGCAACAGTTGGTGGCATACGTGAGCACTTGTGATGTAGCTTTTACCCACGCCTCGGAACGCTTCAATAATGGAACGCTTTGGAGCGGTTTGGATAAACTCAGCTATGTCGTATTGAATATCGGTAGGCTGTGGGAGGTTTAGGTGCTTCCACACTACATACAGAAAGTTCCGAAAGTCGTGTAACCTTGGGTCAATCGCTACGGCTTTTGCGTGTTTTTGGTTTTTCGACATCTCGTTCTAGGAAGAAGGTTTCCCCACTCGGCCCCGTTGTAAAACGGAATTGATAATTGTTGTCTTTAAGCCACTGGAAAATTTCGTTGTAGTGGGGATGCCCTTCCCACACCTCGATTGACAGGAAATAAGGACGGCTTTTCATGTTCTTTAGCACAGCCCACTCCATTCCCTCACAATCCAACACCATAGCGTCAATAGTGCCATCGTCTATAGCCCTAAAGGGACTCGTTTTAACTGTTGTCACGGGGCCGTAGCATGGAGACGGACTCCAGTAACCCTCAACGTAGCTTGATCCCCCGTTAACACGGAAATTTACTGTTCCCCCCACTTCATCTGAATCGGTAATTGCTACCCGCCAAATGTCAGCATTGGGCATGGCAGCTACGGCAAGATTGGCTAGTTCCTCATTGGGTTCGACCAGAATTACCTTATCAGCAAGTTTCTGGTTGTAGATTTCGGGAGCAGCCGCAATATCCAACGGGCCAACACCACACTCACAAAATGTTCGGATTTTGATGTTTTTGTTGAGCTTGAGGATGTAAGCAAAGTCGGTAAACCAACGGATTCGACGGAGTTCTTCAATAGTTTTCATTATTTGTTTAGGAGTTGTAGAGCTTTTTTAAACACACGGTCAGGGTCTAGGGTTGCCAAAACCTCACATTGACCGGATTTGCTGCAAGGTTTGTTTTTAGGGAAAAGCCCATACGCATTACTGCTGTGGTGTTTGCATGGAGCACAATCCCCACGTTGCTGAAAACACCACACAGAGTCAAAATAATTAGTTCTCAGGTTCCACTCAAACGGAGCATAAAGACCCAACGCTTTGACACCCATAGCACCAGCAAAATGAATACTGCTTGAGTCTGGGCCAATAACAAGGTCACAGGACTTGAGGAAAGCTACGGATTCTTCCCAAGACAAACCTTCTTTGGTCATGTTGTAAACCCATCCCTTTGCTGGTTTTGAGCCGATTTCAATGCTGTTTGGCTCACCAAGAAGACACACTTCAAATCCCCCATCTTCGGCAAGTTTGGTCACAAGTTCGCATGAGTTTTTGTGAGGATACGTCCTTACAGGGCTGGAAGCAGACCATTGGTATCCAATACGAATACGATCTCTATGCTTGGCTACAGGAATAAGTTGAGCTTTAGCTACGTGTTCTTCTTTAGGGGTGTAAACAAGGGACTTTTTGATGGTTTCTCTGTCTGGGAGAGGCAGTCCAGCAGTCCAAAACATACAGTCAACTGAAGGCATGGCATCGTTATTTTCTACTGCCCCTTCAAGACCAAGAATAACACATTCTTC